CCTTTGTTCGTCTTCGACTTCGCTTTGGCTCGCTGCCTGCGGGTTCTGGATCGCCATGTCCGCAAAGCTGTAGTCGATCGCTTCGGCGCCAGATTTTACAAGCGCCGCCTTGTCGATCAACCCCATCGTGTCCAAGCTTGCCAGTTGCTGGTAATACCCGAGTTTTTCTTTCAGGAAATCAGGATCCAGGTTTCGCAGATCAACCGTAGCCGAGATCTCCCATTCGCCCTGGATCTCCGCGCGCTCCACGTGAAACGGCCGGTTCAACGGGCCCACCACCTGCGCCACCTGGTCATCCGGCAGCAGTTGCTTCATCAGCTTCATAAACTGCTGCATCGGCACCTTGAGTTCGGCTAACACGTCGTCGACGAATTCTTCCCGGCGCACCTTCATGAGCTCCGGGTCTTCTGACCCAAAGATTCCGAAATGGTCCCGAACGCGTTTCTCGATCTCTTGCACCACCAGCATCTCGGCCTGGCTCGGCTGCGGCAGCTTCATAAACTGCGCGTCGTCAAATTTACGCATCGGGAAAATGACTCCCGGCTGCATCTGCTCTTTTAATTTAAGCACCTGGTCGTAGGTCGTAATCAGCGGCGGTCGCAGCGACAACGCCGTCCTGTCTACCTGCGCGTCGTATTGCGCCTTTAATTCGGTTTCCCAGGTGTAGGCGATCTCTGCGATCCCACGCGAACTAAGGATAGGCCGATCTTCGATTTCAAAACGCATCGGATGAAGACAGGACTCTCCGTGATCGTAACCGTCAGGTTCGTGCTTGGCTGGGATGTCCACGTCCATATGGAATACGGTGCAGAATCTGACGGGCACCCCTCGGTCATGCACAAGTGTGTAGAAGTGGTGGAGCTCAATGTCGGTATCTAATGTCGTTTGCCCGCTCCCTGTCAACGCCGCGCGCTCGGTTGCAGTTGTTAGCCGCCAATCGGTCCCGCTCGTCGGGCCGCGGTGGTCGATCGCTTCTTCCACGAAAGCCTTGTCATACCCAGCCGTTTCAATTCGATCGCGCAACTCAGTCTCGCTGACATACTCGATGACACTCGACCAAGGCACACGCTGCAGATCGTCCGCATACGGCGGGAACAAAACGTCCACCATCGGCCGTAACGCAGTCAGCCGCGGCCGGCTTTCGAATACATAGGGGATCGGAATCTGCACCGTCCGGATCTGGCGAAGCTCGGTCAGTTTTCCCCGCGCAGCTTTCATCGTCAAAAACCCGTGCGACACTTCGACAAGCAATTTCGCCAGGTCGTCCGCATACGCCGGCTCCATCATCATCCCTTGCAATTCCGTCAGGTCCAGGTTTTCCCCGATTGGGATCTGCATACCCGCGCCGATAAACTCTTTGACCGCCGGCTCGTTTATAAATTCCTGGAGCGCCATGACATTCAAGTCGATGTAATCCAGGCGCCGAGTCTGTTTCCAGTCGACCTTAACAACCGACGCTCCGTAACCGTTACGCCAAGAGATCGCGAGCCGCAGTTCCCGGTGCAACTCCGCCTGCATGTGTGAAAACAACATCCAGTTTAATAGCGTCGTTGCCTGCTGCGACTCGCGAATTGTTACCGCCGGCCGGGTGCTTTTGCATTGCACCTTCATGTTGCGAAGCGCAAAGGTCGCTAGCGTCCGGTGCTGCCCGATCACTCGTTCAACAGTCCGGATCCGGGTGTCGCTCGCACCAGGCCACGGCCAAGGACTGATCCCGCGCTGCGAGTTTCCCCATTTCCGGCCGTCTACAGTCTGATTGTCCCAGCGCGAATACCACCAATCCCGGGCACTCAGGTTCCGGCTGTAATAATCGTTCGCCAGCACAGACCCTTGCGCGTCGAATATCGCACTCTTATATAGAGTGAGATCCGGGCTGTCGCTCTTTGTTTCCAGTTCGCTCGCGTCGTAACTGACTCCTTGACCGCCGGCGCCTTGGCCGCGGGGATACCCTTTCGGGTAGTGCCCCTGCACGTTGACTAATTGCGTTGGCATTTTATTTTTCCTTCCATCCGTTTAAGACGCAGCGCCCACCACGCCTCTGATCCCGTTTCAATTATTAACCGAAGCAACCGCTCGATTTCGTTCAGATTCAATCCAATCTCGATTTGCGGCCACTCTTTCATCTTCCAAATTGCGCCATCCAAGGCGTCTGCACCGCTAACATGCTATCGTCCACATACTCGCTCCCGCTCAAAACAAACATCCGCAGGCAATCGATCGGATCTTTGCACGCACCGTGAATTCCGTCTTTCCCGCTCCACTCGTGTAACGCCCAGATCGTGTTGGGACAAGTCTCTACGCAAAAGAGTTTCGGCGTGTTCGTCAGGTCGATCGCCCGACCCTGGTCGTAATAGAGCCGGTCGTTTATCATCCGGATCGAACCTGTCCCCCCTTCGCGCCCGCCGTCAATGTGCCTTTCAGACGGTGCCGCCAAAAACTCCATGCCCAACTCCGACAACTCTTCGATCGTCGTAACGCTCCGCTCTTCCCCAGTCTTCCGAGCGTTCCCATACCGCGCATCAATCCAGCGGGCCGATACGCTAATCCTTTGAGCGGACGAGGGCACACCGGGATCTTGACCGGTGCTATGGACAGCGTTGCCCTCGCCGCTCAAAAGCCTCTCCATTCTTTCGATCTCTTCTAGATACCGCAAAAATCCCCAACCCCATTCCTTTTGCCCGTCGCCCATTTCCCCGTCCGCCTTGTTCCCGCCAATCGCCCAAGGCCCAGGATCCCCTACGCCAGGAATATACGCACCCGTGTGCCCGTAGCTCGGGCTTTCCCCAGCAACAAACGCACGGTTGAGCGCGTCGACAAAGATCCAAAGCTGAAACCAATTGCGCCCGCTGCACGGATCCAGGAAATGATACCATACCCCGCCGCCTTTTTGGATCTCCCTAAACCGGTTCAAGCTGACAACGTGCACCGCGTCCCGAAACATCGGGAACATCGCCATCATGCTTTTTGTCGGCACCCCATACGCCGTCGTCAGGATCTTGTCCTCGTTTGCGCCCCGCAACGTTTCACGCATGTTGCGCCAGTTGCCTAAAGGAAATGGATTCTCCGACGTGTGGAAGTAAACAATCCGCCCCTTCGCACTGTGTCCTGGTATCTGCACACTCAAATTCTCCTGCACTAAAGGAACTCTCCTGGATCCAATTATGTTCCCTCTACTGTCTCGTAGAGCAAGAAGTCCAACGTCGGCTTCACCTTCCTCCACCGTCTTCGCCCCAGTCAAGATCGCCTTTACCGTAGACGTATACCCCCACCGCGGCGTGAACGTAACAAACAAAATCCCGTTCCGACTAACAAGCCGATACATGCAAGCTTCTAACCACGCCAAGCTTGTCTCCTCGTCGCACCATGCCTCGTTAATCTCCGCCCCTTCCAAGCTCTTAGGATCCATCGAATAAAACTTGAACCGACATTCGCTCGTCCCGTTATACCGGTTCTCCACAGCAAACACGTCCTCCGTAAATCCGCCCCAAGGCGTGTAATTCACTTTTAGCCTGCGACCCTTCCTTAGCTTTCCGCTCTCTACCTTATACTCAGGCGGCAGATACTTGTAGATAGGAACCTGTTGCGCCTCCCGACTTGCTTCCTGCGTAGACTGGCACGCCCACACCTTGTAATCAGCGTTGCTAAAAAGTCCCTGCACCGTCCGCTTAGAACGCCACTCAGTCTTCCCAGCACGATGCCCGCCAAGCACAAGAAAGATTAACACCCCAACAGGATGCTCCGCACGAAACTCCGCTAACGCTTTGTCCGCCCTCTGCCAACTCCGAGGCTCATACCCGTTCCGCAACGGACTCTCCGCCATCTGCACCATCGCCTGCCGACGCATCGCCCAGAATCGCTCCTGGTCCTCTACACTCAATTGCTCTACCTCGTCCCCGGCAGGTAGCTCTATCACAGGATGCTCTTCCCTACCCGTGATATGCGCGAAACTCATGTGCTCTTCCTTATAACAAAACTCATTCCCTCTAACCTACTGTCATGCCTCATCGTAACAGCACCATACGTCTTGTCTGTTATCCGTAACAACCGCTCCGAGTTAGGTAGAAACATAATATGTAACAAACTACCCCTGTTCCTAGCCTCCATGATCAAGTCACACATCAGGTCAGGACTAACCAACACCCACCTGGTCAACAATCTCAACTCTTCCTGCCGCCTTTTTACTACCCCTATCAATACCCGCCGACGACCCTTCTTTGCCTTCACCGCCTTCATCGATATACCCTCCGCTTGTCCCGCGGTAATCCAACATGATCCACAGCTAACCCCTCGTCCGCCATCCGCACAAACTCGCACACATCCGACATCTCAGGGTGCGCCCGCACAACAACAACATCCCCTATAGCAAAGTTGTGGTTCCTCCCAACATCCACTAACCGCCGACTCACACCGTCCCCGCCAGCTTCCACTAACCGCGGATTCATACACACCTTCGCAACAACTGCCTGGAACTCGATAGGCTCCTTTTTGTCTACCGTGAAATTCTCCGGCCGAGCCGCCCCCCTCAATCGATACGCCGCCCGCAGCTTCTCCTTCGTCGCCTCACTCATCGGTCGCCTTTTCATACAGCTACCCCGTGCTCCTTGAAATGACACCGCTGACACAATATCCGCACGTTCCCCAGCCGATACCCCTTACTCCCGTCTATACGGTGCCTGTCGCAGACCCCTTCAACCCCGCACTCCTCACACCTCAAATTCGGAAACCGCCTACGCCCAACACTGCTCAACCGAACCCTCTCCCGAAATCGATGATACGGATTCTTCACCTTTCCTTCGTTGTGATGCCGGTAACACTTGCTCCGCCATTCACCCACTCCCTTTTTGGTCCTCCGATTCCCACACCCCTCAACCGAACATCGAAAATCCCTGATCATTCTTTTACCCTGAAAATTTTACGCATACCGGATCCCTCGAGGAAATCTCGCGCGCGACCCGAGGTCGATCCCCCCTGCCCCATGCCGGCCCTGGCCGTGGGCAACGGACTTGTAATCCATCGTCGCACCCAGCATGGCCCTCGAGCGTTGACGCCTGGTTGACGTTATGGGCCGAAATTGACCTGAATTCACCGCAGATCCAGGGACCGGCTGCGGCCGGCACCGAGCGCCAGGCGACCGAGCGAGCTCCGGTTCTTTTGCGCGCGACCGCGGCGACTGGGATACGGGCGAGGGCAAGGAAAGATTAAGGGGAAGGCTGCTCATGAGGCGTGTCTGGCAATGTGCGAGCCTTAGCCTGGAGGTTATGCAAGAAGGAGTTGAAAGTGCCGGCTATGTCGGAGGGTTGGAGGTGCAAATGGAGATGTGCGGAGGTAGGCGTATCAGTTGGTCGGAGCGCAACGGACTTATCCACGGAGATGCCGTAAACGACTGCTAGGGAGCCTGGCGGGAACTTGCGCGCTTCGAGGGCTTCGCCGATTTGCTCGCCGGCTACGAGGGCGTTGTGCTCGGCTTGAGCGAGGAGGATTTCCTTACGTCTTGCGATGTCGTGCCAGTCTTGGTCGCGGACAGCGTGGACGATATGTTCTGAGGTCTTGAGAGAGCGCGCGATCTTGACTACGCCGAAGCCCTGGGAGAGGGCGAGAGCGATTGCTTGGCGCTTGAAAGGGCTAATCTGCCTGGCAGTGTGATTACCGGCCATCGGAGTGAGGAGTAAGACGGAAGCGGGTTCGTTGCAAGAGAAAGATTTAAACACTGGCG